GTGATGATAGATTTCCTCTACGATATCACACATGAAGTAGTCGTTGTCATACTCATCTTGGCTGATAACTATGCCATCACCTGTAGTATAGACATGGTCTTCGTCCCAAGATTCACCTGATTCAGTTTCTACAGCGTGATGCGTAGCGCAATGCTCGCACCATGACTGATGGTTGTTACCCCAGCGATTAACTGTGTAAACTTCCCGCTCTTCGTCCCTAGACATATCTTCCTCGCAATAGTCGCAGCAGAAGAATAGAGAGTGGTAACAGTCTTCACAATAGTTATCACCATCGCGGGTATAGACATAGTTTTCGTCTACTTCGTCCTCGCACTCTAAACAACGGCAACGACCACCAGTTGCAAGTAAGCCGTTGTATTGGCTGGCGTCTATATCTCCGTCCCTAGAAATCTCTAGCTTGGTAACAGAGCTGCCACCGGCATGCTTTTCTGCTAGCCATCTAGGTTCGTAGTCAAGATAGGGAGCAATATAGCCATACTCATGTGGTATAGCTTTAAGCTGGCACCCTACCCACGATTGGTTATCCCCAAGCTCTATTTGAGCGAAAGAAATAAACTCGCGGAGTTTTTTGTAGGCCATTTCTGAGACTGCATAGATAGGCCCAGCTTTAGGCTTTATCTCTACACCTGCCTTAGCTCTGGCTACAACAACACGACCACCGATACGACCTCCGGCATCTTCTAACCAAATAACCTCGAAGTCACCCGAAGCGTAAGCCTCTGCTGGGTGATTAGGCATATGGTCGAACTTGTACCGCATACAGCTATTGACCATATGTTTCTTATGCCAACCCGTATCCAAATTCTCAGGGGATACCTGAGTATGTGAATAGGCGTGGGCAAAGGCTTTAGCGGTAGTGCCAGTATAAACGGTATATTCTCTGGGCATCATCGTAGACTTTATCGTGTCCACTAGGCTGTCAATTTCATTATCTGTTAAGACTGGAAACATCTTCCTAATGGCACGGCCTATACGCATTCCTCTGCGTCCGCTGCGACCTTTATCCCTAGCTGCTAAGTCAGGGTAGATAAATAGAGCATTAGTCTCATCTTTGTCTACGTTAGGCCAATAGACATCTAAGACCTTACTGACCTTAGCTGCTTGTTCGTAGTAATAGCTAGTATCAAGACTATCAGAGTAATCTACTTCACTCTTTATCTTTCTAGCTAGGTATTCGTATAAGAAAGTCTTACACCTTTGCGAAAGCCCATTGGAGTCATAGAAAGTTTCTATCTCCAGACCTTCGAGAGATTTACCATAGTCTCTCATAGTTACCTCCTAAGTAACGGTTACAGTTTACAGCATAAGCTGCGGCTAAGTTACAGTCTAGGGCACGAATCACTAGGCGCACCTATCCCGTACTAAGAGAGTACCATTTAAAATAGTCTAAGTCAAACCCATAGTTTTTTCTATAGGGATACTCTAGTTTGTGATCACAAATAATTAGCTGCAATAAAACCTAGTGTTTTCTTATGGTTATGGCATGAATGATTGTCTTAGGTTTGGATTAGGTTTCCCATCGTGGGTTCTTTTGTGATCACATAGGTGTGGCCCTGGCCAGGTCCGAGGCTAAAACTTTAGGTCATTTCCTATCCTGGGCCTTACCCTGGGTCTAACCCTGGAGCCTGGCTTAATTTCTACCCAGGGTCTAGCCCTGGAGCCAGGCCTGGAGCCAGGCTTAGTTCCTACCCTGGGCCTTAGCTAGTTTCCTACCCTGGGGCCTGGCTTATTTCCTATCCTGGGTCCTGGCTTAGGGTTAGGCTTAGGGCCAGGCTATGGTCTATGCTATGGTCTATGCTTAAATCTAGGCTACAAAAATAGTTTAATAATAATGCATTTTATTGTTGACGTTATGTGCTGCTAATGCTATTAAATATGTATAGCAAGTTCGCTATAGCTTTAGTTCTTAGAAAGGAACACACCATGTCAAATTACTTTAACAAACGCCGCGTATCACGTGAAGAGCTCCGCCATGCTGCCCATGGCTCGCTTGTGCAAGTATGCGCTAAATATATCGCTGCGGAAAAGGACAAGGAAAAGCGCGAGATACTAACCGAGGCGTTGACTATGTATATGTCTATCAAAGTAGGCGATACCAAGCGCGAAGATATCGTCGCCGCTTATGAGGCCGCGGTTGCCGAGGCTATCGGTTCATGATTAGGGATATCCTAGGGGCAAGCATTTTGTTTGCCCTACTCTACCTAGGCCTAGCCTACCTAACTTAAACATGGGGCCCCTAGCTAGGAGACTGGCTAGGGCCAAATCCTGGAGTAGCCACTATAGTTTCCAATATAAAAAATAAGGTTAGCCTATGACATAATGTCGCACCTACTTGATTTCTGCTCTTGACACACTATATACCCACTAACTTAAGTAACTCTTAAGTAACTCTTTAATTTATAATACATATAGTTATTATAAGACTATAGTAGCACTTAAGTGTAACTTAAGAGGGGATCTCGACTTAGCCTATAGTCTTTGTAGCTAGATCTAGGTCTGCAGCTCTATATAGGCTCCCTAGAAAATAAATATAGCTCTACCCCTTGACATTTGTTAATTAGTACCTATATAGCCCACCATAGCCGACAGCTATCAATCGTATCTCCTCAATCATATATTCTCAGCGAAGACGGATTGTAGCTTAGGCTTCTTTTTTAGGAAAAACCATGAGTAACTCTCAACCTCAGCCACTGAAACATAGTGAGCCGATTGCTAAATACGTTAGGCAAGCGGTTAAAGATGGTGTCCAGATCAAAGACATCATGGCTACTATTAATAAGCGTTACCAGAATGCCCCACGTAACCTAGCTACTTTCTATAAGTACTATGGTGGAGACGTTAGTGAGGCTAGAGCAGAGATCTCCTCACGTATTGGTAACGTAGTTGTTGAGCAAGCTCTTAATGGTCACTTTCCCTCTCAGGAGTTATTCCTACGCTCTAAGGCTGGATGGAGTCCTAAAGAAACTGTACAAGCCGAAGAGATGTCTGTCGACCCCGACCAAGACGCTAGTGCTATAGACACTCTTATGACCCTACTCGGTAAAACCTCTGATGACTCCAAAGATAACAGCACAGACACTTAGAGATTTACCAGATGCTGAGGTTGCAGCTGCTCTAAAACAACTTGGCCCAGAGAAGACAGAAGAACTGCAGCACTCTTGGGAGTTCTGGGCTAGACCAGAGCAGCTAGAACCTAAAGGTAACTGGAATGTATGGGTAGCTCTAGCTGGCAGGGGTTGGGGTAAGACTAGAGCTGGTGCTGAGTGGGTAAGACACAGAATTAAGAAGGGCGACAAGATAGTCCACTGTGTAGCTCCTACTAAGGGTGATGTAAGACGAGTTATGGTCGAGGGCGACTCAGGTCTTATTAATGTATGTTGGAAGGGGGATAAATCCTATAGAGGTAGTCATCTAGGATTACCTGTATGGTCTCCCACTAATAATACACTCACTTGGGATAATGGAGCTAAAGCTGTATTCTTCTCTGCAGAAGACCCAGAAAGACTTAGGGGTCCACAAGCTTACTCTGCATGGACTGACGAACTCTGTGCATGGAGAAACGCACAAGAAACTTGGGATATGCTACAGTTTGGCTTACGACTTGGACGTAGACCACAAGTATTTGTCACTACAACACCAAAAACAACCAAACTCATTAGAAATATCTTAGATGACGACAAAACGACAGTCTCTACCGGCAGTACTTATGATAACGCTGCTAATCTTGCTGATACTTTCCTCGACGCAGTCCGTAAGACCTATGAAGGCACCCGCCTTGGTCGCCAAGAACTTTACGCCGAAATACTGGACGAAGCGTCAGGCGCTCTATGGAATAGAACTCTCTTAGCCTCCTGTGAGGTAGACAAAGATGAGGTTCCTACTCTTAATCGTATAGTAGTATCCATAGACCCTGCAGTTACTGCAAATGCCGAAAGTGATATGACTGGTATTGTTGTAGCTGGTGTAGATGTCAACGGAATAGCGTACGTTTTAGAAGATCACACAGGTAGATATACTCCTCAACAGTGGGCATCCAAAGCTGTAGAACTCTATAGAGAACATATGGCAGACCGCATTGTTGCAGAAAGAAACCAAGGTGGCGATATGGTTCGTCACACATTACACACAGAAGATGAAACTGTCCCAGTAAAGCTCGTACATGCATCCAGAGGAAAGATGGCACGGGCTGAACCTGTCTCTGCACTATATGAGCAAGACAAAGTTAGACACGTAAGAGGACTTAATGATTTAGAAGATCAGATGGTACAGTGGGAACCTCTAGGGTCCATAGGCTCACCAGACCGTCTTGATGCTTTAGTTTGGGCTATAACGGACCTCTCATTGAACGGCTACGCAAAACCTACGCTGAAACTAGCGTATAGTAGCGCCAAAGGATTACGGTAATGGTTAAGAAGCTCTCAGAGACAGAGGCCAAGCAAATACTAGGTGTAGCTGGTGACAACACCTATAACGGTCAAATACGTGCTGATGAGTTTCTACCTGAGCTTCGTGGCAAGAAAGCTATACGCAAGTACCGTGAGATGAGAGACAACGATAGCACCATCGGTGCTGTTATGTACGCTACTGAACAAGTCCTTCGTGACGTAGACCTAAAGGTAATGCCAGCCAATGATACTGCAGAAGCTAAAAGAGAAGCTGACTTCGTTAAGTCTGTCCTTGATGACATGGATCACACTCTTGATGACCATGTTGCTGAAGCCCTTTCAAGCCTTTCTTACGGCTTTGCGTGGTTTGAGGTTATCTATAAAAGACGCAATGGTCCGACTACAAGAAGCGACAAAGGCCGCTCTAAGTATTCTGACGGTCGTATGGGTATCCGCAAGGTCGCTATTCGTGCGCCTTGGACAATCTCTAGGTTTGATGTAGACCAGAAGACTGGTGACGTATTAGGTATTTATCAAGATGGGTCGGGCTATAACAACTCTAATTATATACCTACTCGCAAAAGTCTGTACTACCGCACGACAACGATTAACGGTGACCCTGCTGGTCGCTCTATTCTTCGCAATGCTTATACTTCTTATGAATATGTCAATAATCTACAGTCTATTGAGGCTATAGCAGTTGAGAGGGAACTTGCTGGTATTCCTGTTGCCCGTATTCCTGCTGAGTACTTGTCAGGGGATGCAACAGCAGCACAATCTGGATTTGTCAATAACCTGCAATCTATTCTCAGGGATGTCAAGTTCAATGAGCAGGGATACATTATTCTGCCTTCCGACACCTATCCCGATAAAGACGGAGCGCCTACCAACCAGAAACTGGTAGATGTTGAGCTTATGTCTTCTAGCGGTAGTCGTAATATAGAAATAGATCCCGTAGTAAGACGCTACCAGCATGATATAGCCCGTAGTGTCCTTTCTGAGTTTCTTATGCTTGGTGGTGGTAATACTGGCTCTTACGCCCTCTCCAAGTCTAAGACAGACCTGTTCCTTCGTGCATTAGAGAGTTATATCCAAGCTATTGTTGATGTCCTCAATAAACAGCTTGTCGAGCGCCTCTGGGAGTTGAACGGTCTGAACTATGACCTTATGCCACAGATTGTGGCTGGGGACGTTGCACCACATGACCTAAGAGAAATTGCAGGGTTCCTACGCAACCTAAATGGTGCAGATATTAATGTCAGTGATCACCCAGAGGTTATCCAAGACCTGATGGATATTGCTGAACTTAGATACGACCCAGACGTAGGGTCAACACAAACACAAAAGGAAACTGACTAATGGCTTTTTTAGCTGACGACATCTTTGATAGTGGGTTGAACGTACTCAATACTGCTACAACAACAATTCACATTACCTCGCAAGAGGCTACAACACGTACAGAAGCTACTTCTACTTATGACTTAGGTAACGTAAGTGTTTCTATCCCTACAGCGACTGATCGTACAGGTGGTGGCCGTAAGGTGGCTGTACCTGCTGTTACTACTGGTTCTGTTACTGATACAGGCACAGCCAGTCATTATGCTATTGTAGACGGTACTCGTCTTTTGGTAACTGGCTCTCTATCAGCTACTCAGTCTGTGACAAGTGGTAACACTTTCTCACTAGCTACTTTTGATATTGGTATCCCAGACCCATCATAATAGGCTTTTAAATGGCTAAGTTCGCAGATCGTGTAAAGGTAGCTACGTCTACCACTGGCACAGGTACAGTTACTCTAGGCTCTGCTGAGTCTGGGTTTCAAGCAGTACCCTCTTCTTTGGATGGCGAGACTATTCGCTATGTTATTGAAGACGGTACGGCTTGGGAGATTGGTACTGGAACCTATACACACTCAGGAACCACTCTCACACGATCTTTAACTAGCTCTAGCACTAGCAGCTTACTTAACTTATCAGGTAGCGCCAAGGTCTTTATCAGCCCAGCGGCAGAAGATCTGCAATACGTTGAAGTCTATAGCTCCACCAGCGACTTACCTTCAGCCTCAAGCAATCATGGGCGTATAGCTCATGTGCATGGCGATGGCGCTATGTATTTTGCTCATGGCGGTAATTGGGTTCGCTTAGGCAATCACAGCGACATTACCACCTACACTTTGCCTACTGCCTCTAGCTCTACGCTTGGCGGCATTAAGATTGGCAGCGGCCTTAGCATAGATGGCTCTGGCGTTGTCACGGCTAGTGGTGGCTCTGGCGGCATAGCTCTTACGGATCTGTCGGTAACGCAGAACTCAGCCAGCGGCTCTGGCGCTTTAAGCTATGACAACACCAGCGGCGTATTTAGCTACACACCACCAGCATCATTAGGATCTAGCTCAACTGGCGGCTCTTTAGTACCCATTACTACTACGAAAACGACAGCTACGGCGGGTCAAACTGTTTTCACTGGCTCTTGGAAGGCTGCTAACATTGCAGTGTTTCTCAACGGTGTGAAGCTTCAAGACAGCGAAGTCACGGCGACTGATACGCAGATCACTATTAGCGCAACGGCTGTAGGCGATGTTGTAGAAGTTGTCGAGTATGGCGCACCATTTGCCAGCCCGTATGCCAGTACGTTTCCTACGGTCACGGCAGGGGCAACTTCGGTCACAGTAAACTACACTCCTGATAAAGTAGCGGTCTACAAGAACGGGGTTAAGCTTCGAGGCGGTGGCGTAGATTTTACAGCAAGCAACGGCACTTCAATCACAGGCTTTTCAGCTTTTGTCTCTGGTGATGTTATTGAAGTGGTTGAACACGGTTCGTTAGCAGAGTCAGGCGGCGGTGTAACAACCTACGCAAACAAAACTGCAATAGACGCTGTATCCTCTCCTTCAGAGGGTGATCTTGCTTACGATTTAGCGGCTGACCAGCTATATATCCGCACAACTTCTGATTGGAAACGTGTCGCTCTAGGAGTGGACGAAAGTCCAATAGTAACCACTGAGCCACCTACGACTCACACTTTAAATTCTGACGGTTCAACAAGCACCGTTACAATGGTTGCAGAAGACCCAGAGGGTTTCGGCGTTACTTATGGAATTGCTTATCCCACCGCTAGTAATGCATTACCTAATCAACTTGCCAACTCTACCTCTATAAGTAGTTCGGGTGTTTTCACTTTTGATCCCTCGACAAATACCAGTCACGCTGGTGATGTAAGGGTAAGGCTTAGTGCTAGTGATGGCGCTAGAACGACTACAAGGTTTTGCACACTTTCTTTAGCTTTCAACGCTGCTGTTGAGTATCTAATCGTTGCGGGTGGCGGCGGCGGTGGTGGCAAAGGCGGCGGCGGTGGCGGTGCTGGCGGTCTTAAATCAGGAACTGCAACTCTTCCGTTTGGAACTACTTACGCTGTGACTGTCGGCTCTGGTGGTTCTGGAGGCAACGGAGCTGCAAATGGCTCAAACGGTACGTCATCCTCATTTAACTCAGTATCAACTACTGGCGGTGGTGGTGGTGGACGTTGGTCAAATATTGACGGACTTAGCGGCGGCTCTGGTGGTGGTGGCGGTAAAGACGGTGGAGATGGTGGTACAGGTGTTTCTGGAGAAGGCTACGCTGGTGGTACTTCTACAGGTTCAGCTGGTTATGCTGCTGGTGGTGGTGGTGGCGCTGGTGCTGCTGGCGGTGACGGTTTAGGAAGTGAAGTTGGTGGAGATGGTGGCTCAGGAACCGCATCCTCTATAACTGGAACATCCGTTTATTATGCTGGCGGTGGCGGCGGTAGTACAAACGCTAATGCTTCATTAAATAAACACGGCGATGGCGGTCAGGGTGGCGGCGGTAATGCTGCAGCTAACGATCTTGCAGCGCAAAATGGGACTGCAAACACAGGTGGCGGCGGTGGTGGTGGCGCTTACGGAGGCAATTCGATTGGCGGTGACGGCGGTGATGGCGTTGTAATTATTCGCACAACTAAAACAGCGGCATCAACAACTGGCTCTCCTACAGTAACCACAGATGGCGATTACAACGTCTACACGTTTACCGTGTCTGGTAGCATAACTTTTTAGGACTAATCTATGAGCAACAACCGCAATCTTGGTAACATAGCTACAGCCATAACGAATGCTACCTCTGGGCAAGTTCTGACTTCTCAAGGTAACGGAGTTGCGACTTTTGCTGATGCCGCTGGTGGCTCTGGTGTAACAACCTACGCAAATAAAGCTGCAATAGATGCCGTGTCTTCTCCTTCAGAAGGAGATCTGGCTTATGACTTGGCGGCTGATCAATTATACATTCGTACAACTTCCGCTTGGAAGCGGGTAAGCGCTGGAACAGATGAAAGCCCTATTGTTACTACTGAACCAGCATCTACTCACACTTTAAACACCGATGGCTCAACCAGCACTGTTACAATGGTTGCGGAAGACCCAGAGGGTTTTGGCGTTACCTATGGCATAGCCTATCCTACTGCTTCTAATGCTCTGCCCAATCAATTAGCAACAGCTACGTCTATTGATCAGTCTACTGGTGTTTTTACATTTGATCCGTCTACAAATAGTAGTCACGCTGGAGATGTAAAAGTAAGGCTTTCCGCTTCAGATGGGGTAAGCACTACCACACGCTTTTGCACACTTTCTTTGGGATTTTTTGGGGGCGTATATGGTGTACACGGCGATGGCACTGTTATCCAAGCTGACTCAAATGTTACTAGGTCAGTATATGGCTCCCCAAGCGCCGTAACAGACTCAGCGTTTGCACAGCAAGTGTTAAGACTTGATTCCGCTACCACGAATAAAGGTGTTACTTTTGAAGGCTTGCCTTCGTATTCGTTAAATTCGGACACTGGCTCAAAACGGATTGTGTATGCAGTTAAAATAGATACGACATCTACAGCAACGCTTGGCATCACTCATCGTGATAAGGACGGCAACGTACTAAACTTTGTAACGGCACAAAGTAATTTGATGATGGCTAATTCTGGGTCTGCTGGACGTTATTGGTCAACAAATTACTGGGATCAGTGGATCATTGTTTGCCCTTATGCATATAACTCAAACTTTACCGCAAGTTCTGGCGATGTAACTTTGAGAGTTAAAACTGTAGGATCAGGAACACCCTCAGATGTTACTCTGGGTGGGTCTTTGGGCTACGCTGCCCCGACAATCAGCAACAACAACTCAATGTATTTTTACTCTGGGGCAGTGACTGGCGTTAGCGGATATACCAGCAGAAATGATATGGAGCATTCGATGGGTGGGTTAGCTGTTTATCCCGTTTCTTACGGCACTGTAGATCAAACCATAGCAGACTTTGAAAACGCACTGGTAGGATAAAATATGAGCAACGCATCAAATCTTAGCACCCTCGTAAACTTCACGCCACCAACAGCCCCACTAGAAGGCTAACCAATGCTAGGCTTTAGTCCTCTCGCATCAGCACCACTAGCCGATGACGGACTAGTTAAGGTAGAGCTAACATCAGTTAGTATCTCTACCCAAGCTCCCTCTATAGCCAATGCAACCCTTACCCAAGTACACTCACTAACATCACCAGATATTTCTACTGGTACACCTACAGTAGGTTCTTCAGCACTTACTCAGGTACACTCTCTATCATCCCCAGATATTTCTACTGGTACACCTACAGTAGCAAGCATTTCCATAGGGGAAAACTATTCTTTAAGTACCTCTGATATTTCTACTGGTACACCTACAGTAGGTTCCACAGACCTAGATGAATCTCAAGCTCTAACACCTACCACAGTAACCTCTGGTGTACCTTCTGTAAGTAGTACATCTTTAACACAGATACACTCTCTTACAGCTACAGATGTAACTACACAGAACCCTGTTGTAGACAGTTCAAGTGTATTACAAGTACACGATCTATCTACTGCTGATATTTCTACTGGTACGCCTGTTGTAGGTAACACTAGCTCTACACAGAGCTTTGCACTATCACCAAATTCTACTACGGCTGGTAGCCCTGTAGTAAGTAGCACTGCACTATCTCAAGTTCACACAGTTAGCACAGCGGATATTTCCACCGATGCTTCAAGTGTTGATACAACAGTTATAACTCAGATACACTCTGTATCTCTTAGCGATACAACATCTGGTTCTCCTGTTACAGGTAGCCCTAACTTAGATGAAGAGCAATCTTTAACACCATCAGGCATTACCACAGGCTCTCCAACTTTAGATAGCCCTTCATTTAGTGCCTTTGATCTTGTACTATCTGCTAATGATCTCACAGCAGGTACACCTGACATAGGTGACGAAAGACTTGCTGGTTATAACAACGCCAGAAACAATTTCTTTAATAGTACGGGTACCAATTTCGGTACGCAGACCATTATTTACTTTCTGCTTTAATAACGCTCGGGCATTTTCAATTGAACCTGATGTACGTAAGTAATACGTAGAAAAATCAACGATGCGCCATTTAACAAATGAATCAACCATTAAATCTTTCTTTTCAGACGTTACAAAGCGATCTGGTGCTTCATCTAAGGTTTGAATACGTGCATCTATTTTTCGTACCGTGTTAATGAACGGAAACTTGAAGTGTAAACCTGGTTCATAGACTTTCATGTCACCGGTATCACCGTCACGTTTAATTTTTGAAAATTGGAAAACAATGCCTCGTTGACCTTCAAAAACCACAAAAACAGAAGAAACTGTTAATACCAATATTAAGGCAATAATTGCCATTATAAAATTCTTCATGGCTTAACCTCTCCCATTATTGAAACGATCAGTACGACCGGATAACGTTGGCGATGTATTATTACCATTTGAACTTTGGCTTACAGCCGGCAATGACTGTTGAATAACGCGTTGGGTACCCGATTGTTGCTGCATAATTTTATCTAATGGTAAATACATCATATTATTACCACCATCAACATCAACCATCACTTTACTGGTATTGCTGTACACGTTTTCCATCGATTTTAAGTACATACGTTGACGAGTAACTTCTGGTGCTGCTTGGTACTCAGGTAAT